CGGGTACAGGAAGTGGCATTGGTGGTGGAGATACTGGTGGTGTTGGCCCCGGTGATGGCACTACAGGTCTTGCTTAAATAACTCTATAATAATGAGAATGTATTACTAGAGATGGGCTAGTAAACATATTAATAATAAACCCATCATTACTGGCTACCTATCTCCCCAACTTCGTTGGCTACGGATGCCCCAACTTTAAAGAGAAATATATGACTGAAATGGTTATGGATAAGAAAGAACAAGCAACAGCTACTTCATTTGGTAAACGTAATGCAAACGTTGATCGTATTGCTAAAGAAGAAGAAGAGATTAAACAACTACTTTCTAAACAATCTAGTAACGAGTATGGAGATGATAATACTCCTGAACCAGCAGATGCTGAAGAGCGTAGTTTTAAAAAGCGTTATGGTGATTTGCGTAGGCACTCACAACAACAGCAAACAGCTATGCAGAAACAACTTGATGATTTGCAAAGTCAGCTTCATACCAGCACAGAGCAACAGATTAAATTTCCAAAGACTGAAGATGAACTAGCGGCTTGGGCAAACTCATATCCAGATGTAGCACGCATTGTTGAAACCATTGCAATGAAGAAAGCTAAAGAACAAAACTCCGCTTTGGAAGAACGCTTCAAAATCTTAGATGAGCGTGAGAAAACTACAGCTAGAGATAAGGCTGAGAATGAATTGATGAAGGCTCATCCAGACTTCACAGCCATTCGTGACAGCGACGAGTTTCATGATTGGGTTGATGAACAGCCTAAATGGGTACAAGATGCTTTGTATAACAACGACACTGATAGCAGATCTGCTTCACGTGCTATTGATTTGTACAAGGCTGATAAGAACATTAGCAAGTCTACTAAACGTGAAACCAATTACAACGATGCTGCTAAAAGCGTCAACACTCGCAGTGCTAAATCTGTTCCGTCTAACAACGATTCAGAAGGTGTCTACTACGAGAGTCAAGTTAATAAGATGACGATTCACCAATATGAACAACATCAAGCTGCCATTGATAAATCAATTAAAGCTAATAAGTTTGTTTACGATATTAGTGGATCAGCACGCTAGTTTGACATCATTAAAAATATGATGTTATAACTATAAGTAATAAAGATGGATAGGGTAGCTCTCTATCTGTCTTTAGTGATAGAGCAATGGCAATTCCGTTGTTGCTCTTAGTTATGCAAGTTTTGTAAATAGTAGATTACCCAGAACAATTAGCCCTCAAACACAAGGTATCTAGAAGCCTAGTGTTTGCGTACCTAAGTAATATGGCCCTGTATTTTCCGACTAGCAAATATATTTAATATTTAAGGAAACTAAAATGGCATTCCCATCAGCAGTAGGTTACGGCAATTTGCCCAATGGTAACTTCTCTCCCACAATTTATAGCAAGCAAGTTCAAGTTGCTTTCCGTAAAGCTTCCACTATCGAAGCTATCACCAATAACGATTACTTCGGTGAAATCGCTAACATGGGTGACAGCGTTCGCATCATCAAAGAACCTGAAGTGTCAGTTCAAAACTATGCACGTGGTACACAAATCACTGCACAAGAGCTTGCTGACGAAGATTTCACTTTGGTCGTTGACCAAGCTAATTACTTCGCCTTCAAAATTGATGACATCGAGAACGCTCAGTCTCATGTAAATTTCATGCAAATGGCTTCTGATCGTGCTGCCTATCGCTTGCGCGACCAGTATGACCAAGACGTTCTTGCATACCTCACTGGCTTCCAACAAGCCAACAAGCACGAGAACGGTAGCGTTGCTCGTACTACTGCTCCCGGTACTAAGGCAGTGACTGCTGCTGGTGCTGACGAGTTGCTGGCTTCCATGAAGCTGAAAAAGGGTAGCTTCGGTAACATCACCACAGCTTCTGCTGGTGAGCATTCCATTCCTTTGGCTGCTCGTTTGCCCGGTGCTACTGCTCTGCCAACTGACGTTGCTTCTCCTTTGATGGTGATTGCACGTATGGCACGTTTGCTTGACCAACAATTCGTTGACGGTCAAGGTCGTTGGTTGGTTGTCGATCCAGTGTTCGTTGAACTCTTGAAAGACGAAGACAGCCGTTTGCTCAATGCTGACTTCGGTGGTTCTGGTCTGCAAAACGGTTTGGTTATTAACAACCTGCACGGCTTCCGTGTTTATGTTTCTAACAACCTGCCTAAGATTGGTACTGGTGCTGGCACTTCTGGTGCTGCCAATCAGAACACCAACTACGGTATCATTGTTGCTGGTCAAGAAGCTGCTGTTGCCTCGGCTCAGCAGATCACTAAGACTGAAACATATCGTGACCCTGACAGCTTCGCTGACATCGTCCGTGGTATGCACGTCTATGGAAGAAAGATACTGAAGCCCGAAGCTTTGGTGGTTGCTAAATATAACGCTGCCTAAACGATTACAAGCTCCAGCAATGGGGCTTGTTTCATGTAAACATTAAAGGAAAACATATGTCTATTTCTCAATCCATTCGCCCTCAAGCTGTCCTGCTTGAGAAAAACGTGTCGCTGGCTGCTACCTCTGGTACTGCTGTTGGTATCGCTGTTCCTGCTGGTTGTGTCGTGCTTGCTGCTGGTTTTCAAAACTATGACGCAGTTGCTGACATCACCACTTATACATTGGACGTCACTGACGGAACCACTGTATTTGCTAATGACCTTAGCTTTGACGCTGCTGCTGCCAACACCAACAAGGGTGGTGTGGTTCCCGGTTTCGTAGCTGCTGCTGATACCATTGACGTTGTCACTACCATCTCTGGTACTGTGGGCATCATCACTGGTCGTGTGTGGGCTTTGGTTGTTGATTGCGGTGCTGGCACTCGTGCTGCTGCTTCTGCTGATCGCGAACAACTGGCTTAATACCTGAACTAACGAGGGAGTGCTGGTGCTGCTGGCACTCCCTTTATTTACGTCTAAACATATATGACCACCTACATAACTTTAACAAATGAACTGCTACGAAGAATCAATGAAGTCGTTCTCGACGTAACTGATTTTGATGGTGCTAGAAACATTCAAGCACTTGCCAAAGACGCTATCAATTCATCTGTTAGAGAGTTGATGCAGTCTGCCCAAGAGTGGCCTTTCGCTCTTGTCACTCATACACAAACACTCACTATTGGTACTGGTGTATATAGCCTACCAAGCAATGCTTCTTCTGTTGATTGGGAAAGTTTCTATTTAAAGAAGCTTACAACAACTAACAACATCCCTTCAAGACTTCCTGTCATTTCATATGTACAGTATTTGAATAGTAAGCGACCAGACGAAGATAGTACAGGCACTGGTGGATATGCTGTACCTACTACCATCTATCAAACACAAGAAGGTAAGTGGGGAGCAACTCCTATTGCCGATGCTGCTTATGAAATTGAATACAAGTATTGGAGCTATTCTCCTGATATGGTTTTATCAACAGATGAGTCTGTTGTTCCTGATCGTTTTAAACACGTTGTTATTGATGGTGCTCTTATGTATCTCATGATGTTTAGATCAAATGAACAAGCTGCTGCTATTTATAAAGATAAGTTTGAACAAGGTGTAAAGACTATGCGTAGGCTTTTGCTTGATGATCAACTGTCTATGAGTTCAACAATGATTACCAATACTTCTTTTGGCAATGCTAGAGTTCCATACTAATCATGGCAGATAGAATCTTAGGCTATAAAGTCACTTGCGCTGGTGGTCTTAATACCAACAGGGATGTCTTGTCACAGAGCGAATCGTCACCCGGTTCAGCCATTCAGCTTATCAACTATGAGCCTTCTGTGGCTGGTGGTTATAGACGCATTAGTGGTTTTGATAATAGCTTTGGTACAGTAACTGGTACAGGTAAAGTTCTTGGTGTTGTTGTAGCTGAAGGTGTCAATGATGGCATCTTTGCAGCACGAGCACCAGTATCGCCTAGCACTAGCTATTTCTACAAATGGGTGAATTCATCGTCTACATGGTCAGCAATCTCTACACCAATAACAATTACAACAGTTGGTGTTAAGAAAGTTAGAGCTATTAAATATAACTGGAGTGGTTCTAAACTTGCTCTTGTTGATGGTATTAATCCCGCTGCTGTCTATGACGGTACAACATACACACAAATTACACACGCTCAGGCACCTAATAGTCCGAAGTATGTAGACAGTTTTCAGAATCATTTATTTCTTGGTGGTGATCCATCAGAACCATTCAACCTATACTTCTCTGCTCCTTATGATGAGACAAGCTTTAGCCCTGCGATGGGTGCTGGTGTTATTAATGTTGGCTTTGAGATTGTTCAGATTAAACAGTTTAGAGATATTCTTTACATCTTTGGTAAGAATACAATTAAAAGCTTAACTGGTAATAGTCAAGCTGATTTTGTTCTTAATGAAGTTACAGTTAATCTAGGCTGTGTTGTTCCAGACAGTGTGATAGAACTAGGCGGTAGTCTGTTGTTTCTTGGCCCTGATGGGTTTAGACCTATCTCAGGAACTAGCAAGATTGGCGACATTGAACTTGAAACAGTTTCTAAACAAATTCAATTCACTATTACCTCAGTATTAAAAGATATTGTTTCTGATGCTATTGATCCTGAAACTCTTTCATCTGTTGTAATTAGACGTAAAAGTCAGTTTAGATTTCTATTACCTAATGAAGGTACATTCGGTATATTAGGCGGTCTTAGACAATCTGAATCTGGAATGAACTTTGAGTATAGTCAGTTAGTTGATATGTTTGTTAGTTGCGCTTCTAGTGGATATATTGGAAGTGATGAATATGTAATACATGGAACATCAACTGGTAAAGTTTGTCGTCAAGAAGTTGGAACTTCTTTTGATACACAACCAATTCTTAGTATTTATCAAACACCATATTATTACTTTGATGATCCTTCTATAAGAAAGAACTTCTATAGTATCTCTACATTTTTACGTGGTGAAGGTGTTGCCAATTTAGTATTTTCTGTATCTTATGATTTTGATGATAGTATTGGTGTATATAATCCACGAAACTATTCAATAACAACAACAGGTGCTGCTGCTTATTACAATGAAGTTGTATATGATTCTAGTGCCATATATGATGGTAATCCATCACCAGTTGAAAAGACAAACATAGAAGGTTCTGGTTTCTCTGTAGCATTTAAATATGTAACAAATGATACTAATGCAAGTCACACTGTTCAAGGGCTAGTCTTGAACTATGCAATGAACGATAGACGATAAGGAATAATATGACAGGTTACGTAAGACAATCCGCTGCTGACATTGTACCTACTGCTGTAGTTAGAGCAGCACCAATCAATAACGAGTTCAATGAACTACGTGATGTTTTTGAACAAACTGGTGGGCATCGTCATGATGGTTCAGCAGCAGAAGGTGCTTATGTTCCTTTGATTTCAGATGCTGATGCTTTCAATAAAGTGGCAGTTAACATTGTTGATAACAGTGTGGATGTATTCATTGAAGTGGCTGGGGCTGCTGTTAAACAACTTGTTGTTATTGATGGAGCCATTGTTCCTGTTACTGATGGTGACATTGATCTTGGTACAAACGCTAAACAATTCAAAGACCTCTACATCACAGGCACAGCAAATATTGACAGCCTAATCGCTGACACTGCTGACATCAACGCAGGCACTATTGACGCTACCGTCATTGGAGCATCTTCAGCACAAGCAATAACAGGTACACTCATCACAGCCTCTACAGGCTTCACAGGCAACTTAACTGGTTCTGTAACTGGTAACACTACTGGTACACATACTGGTGCTGTTGTAGGGGCTGTAACAGGCTCTGTTACTGGTTATGTCATAGAAACCACTGGCGCTTCACAGTTTAATGATGTAACAATTAATGGTGGTTTGAACATGGATGCTGGCTCTGCTGCCACCATTACAGGTTTGACAACACCAACAAATAATAGTGATGCGGCTACAAAACTATATGTAGATACAGCAATTAGTAATTTAATTGATACTGCTCCCACTACATTAAACACCCTCAATGAACTAGCTGCTGCTCTCAATGATGATCCAAGTTTTGTAACAACAATTACAACATCCATTGCCACTAAACTTAATTTAGCTGGTGGTACTATGTCTGGTGCCATCGCAATGGGCACCAATAAGATTACTAATCTAGGTACACCAACATCAAATACAGACGCTTCTACTAAGCTATACGTAGATAATGTTGCTCTAACTAAACTTCCATTAGCTGGTGGCACTATGACAGGTGCCATTGCAATGGGCAATAATAAAATAACTGATGTAGGCACACCAACAGTTACTGCTGATGCTGCCACCAAAGGATATGTTGATGGTATTTTAGGTAGTGCAACTTCTGCTGCAATATCAGCTGCTGCTGCGGCTGTGTCTGCCAGCAACGCATTAACAAGTGAAACAAATGCTTTAAATAGCGCCAACACCTCAAGTACACAAGCTGGTAATGCAGCAAGTAGTGCATCAACGGCTACAACACAAGCAGGTATTGCCACCACACAAGCAGGTATCGCCACTACACAAGCAGGTATTGCCACTACACAAGCAGCAGCTTCAGCAGCCTCCGCAGCCAGTGCAGCCGCCATCGTGACAGGTGTGGCAAGTAATCGCCCAAGCATTCGTCCAAGCCTCTTGCTAGACTTCTCCAACACACGCGTACTTGATCCACGAATTACATTTACACGGGCAAGTACAGCTACGTTCTACGACCAGACTAGCACTGCGGTGGCAGAGCAGAATTTGTTGTTGCAGAGTCAAACTTTTGGTACTACTTGGATTACTACTAATGGTACTTTGACAACAGGAATCCTTGATCCTAGCAGCACTACTACCGCAACCACCTTAACTTCAACCAGTGCCAATACAACGGTGTATCAAGCTGTAACATTATTGGCGTTGCCGTATACCATAAGTTTTTATGTACAACGAGTAACAGGAACTGGCATTGTAAATCTGACATTAGATGGAACAAGTTTTACAGCCATCACTGTCACAGGATCGTGGATTCGTTATAGCGCGACTATAACACCAACAGCAGGTTTAAAAACTGTAGGTATTCAATTAGTAACTAGCGGCGATGCTATCAATATTTGGGGCGCTCAACTAGAGCAACGCAGCGCAGTCACAAGCTACACACCAACAACAACACAGACTGTCACCAATTACATCCCAGTGTTGCAAACGGCAGCATCAGGCGTGGCAAGGTTTGACTGCAACCCGGTGACTCGGGAGAGTTTGGGATTATTGATTGAGGAGAGTAGGACTAATTTGTTGACTTACTCTGAGCAGTTTGATAATGCTGTTTGGGTTAAAACTGCCAGTACAATTACTGCCAATACTGTTGTTTCTCCTGATGGTATTTTAAATGGGGATAAATTAGTCGCCAATAATGCCCTTTCCGAGCACTATTTTACGCAAGCGTTTTCTTACATCTTGGGAACTTCGTATACTTTGAGCACATACGCTAAGGCTGGCGAGTATAACTTTTTGCAGTTAACTTTTGTGTCAGGTGCTTTTGGTGGTGTTACCAGAGCATATTTTAATTTAACAGCGGGTACAGTTGGTACTTTAATAAACAGTCCAACAGCTTCAATCATTCCTGTTGGAAACGGCTGGTATCGTTGTTCCATTACTAAAACTGCAACCGCAACTGCAACTGTAAATACTTTAATTGCTGTTACATCTGCTGACAACACTCTCTCTTTCACAGGCGATGGCTACTCAGGCATCTACATATGGGGCGCTCAACTAGAAGTAGGAGCCTTCGCTACCAGCTACACCCCAACAGTAGCTTCACAAGTAACCCGTGCTGCTGATAGTGCAAGTATGACGGGGACTAACTTTAGTAGTTGGTATCGAAAGGATGAGGGTAGCTTTCTAGTTGATTACCAATATGGTCAAAAATTAGCGGGTATTCGTACTATTGCAGTTTCTGATGGTACAGCTAACAACTTTATGGAGGTTGCTGCTGCAACGGGTGCATTCCCAAGTGTCGGCGTTGGTAGTCATTTTTCTGTAGTTATTAATGGAACTGCGGAAGTAACTACTACCAGTGGTTCTGTTTCTGCTGTTGCAAACACACGCCGTTTATTTGCAGGTGCTTACAAGGTTAACGACTACGCATCTTGCAATAACGGAGGAACACTAGGTGTTGATACTGTCGCAACAATTCCTGTGGTTGATCGACTATATTTTTCAAATAATACTAATATATCGTCAGCACTTATTAATGGCTATTATCGCCGTGTAGCCTACTATCCAAAACGATTGACCAACACAGAACTACAAGGACTCACATCATGATTGACTTCTATTTAAAGTTTACTAATGAAGCTGCTGCAACCGCAGTGCTTTACACCACTGTAGCTGAGGTACAAGATGAGGCTGGTGTTGTACTGGTAAAGGCTTCAACAACTCCCAACTACGCCAACATCTCTACCATTGGCACCATCTCAAAGCCAACAGGTGAGTTTGACCCTGAAGGCAACCCAGTGCTGGCTCCTTTGGATGGCTGGCACGTTAATGTTCGCGCTGACTCATCTTCTGAGTTGGAGCAATATCAAATCTTCCCTGTCGCGCCAATGCGTGTCTGGGCATAAGGAGAAAATATGCCACTACTTTTAGGCACAGAACCAAACCAAGTACCAACAAATGGTGACTTGGGTACGATGGCTTTTCAAGATCGTAAAAGCGTGAATATTCAAGGTGGTACAGCAGATTCTCTTATCCTCGGAGGAATAACACCAGCAGCAGCTAGTGTTACTTCTTTGACAGCTACAGCATTAATCAAACCACAGCAAGCCACTACAATAGCAGCACCAGCCTATGTGAACGGTGCGATATACTTTGACACCACATTGAATAAGTTGAGGGTGGGTGGCGCTACGGCTTGGGAAACGGTGACTTCAACATGACACCTAAAGAACGTGCTGATTTTGTTGCTGACATAGCCGAGGCTTTGTTAGCTAAGCAAACACCTACGGAAGTGTTATCTGATGATGAGGTACGCGCTCTTAAATTGTTTATTAAGAAACAAGAACAAAGCATAGCCTTACGACAAAGCATCATTGAGAAGAGCCTCACTGCCCTGCTCATTGCTGCTGCACTAGGCTTGTTTGGAATGGCTACAGGCTGGTTCACCACTCATATGTATAGGCCATAAGTGATTGATCCCTTCACAGCTTTTGCTATTGCTCAAGCAGCAGTTAAGGGCATCAAGCAAGTAATAGCTTTAGGTAAAGATGTTCAATCAGCAAGTAATGACATCCTTAAATTCTTTGATGCCAAGGATGCTGTTGTTGCTGCTTCTAACAATCCAAAGAAAGCTGGTGTAAAGAAGTCAGATACTAGTAGAGCTATGGAACTTGTTATGCAAGCTCATGCCTTGCGACAAGCTGAGAAAGAGCTACATCAATATTTGATATACAGCGGTAATGCTCAGCTTTGGGATCAGATGTTATTAGAACGTAATCGCATTGTTGCTGAGCGTAAAGCTGAGAAGCTTAAAGTGTTAAATGCTAAGGCTAAGAAAATGAAAGAACTACATGACTTGTTTTCTCTCATTGCTGGTGCGTTAATACTTTCACTACTAATATATCTCACTATAAACATCACACTTGATGTAATAAAGGAATAACAATGTTACTCGACAATCTTCTAAGCATTGGTGGCAAGCTCATAGACAAGCTCATTCCTGACCCAGCAGCTAAAGCACAAGCACAACTAGAACTTGCTAAGATGGCACAGGATGGTGAGCTTGCTAAGATGGCTAACAACACAGAAGTTTATAAGACTGAGCAGAGCAATGTTACAGAGCGTTGGACTGCTGATACAAATACTGATAGTTGGTTAGCTAAAAACATTCGTCCTCTTTCTCTTGTTGCAATATTCGTTGGTTATTTCCTATTCGCTCTTATGAGTGCTTTTGGTTATGATGCTAAAGAAAGTTATGTTCAACTTCTTGGTCAATGGGGTATGTTAATAATGTCAGCATATTTTGGTGGAAAAACGCTTGAAAATATTATGCAAATGAGAAGCAAATAAAATGACTCCACACTTCACATTAAAAGAACTAACAGCAACATCGCGTAAGTTTGATAATACTCCTAATGAAGCTGAACTAGCAAACCTACAGCGCCTTGCTTTATTCCTTGAAGATGTTAGAACTCTGTTAGATGCTTCCATCATTATTAATAGTGCTTTCAGAAGCAAGGAAGTTAATGATGCTGTGGGTAGTAAAGATAGTAGTCAGCATAGACATGGATGCGCTGCTGATATTAAAGTTGTTGGCAGCACACCAGATGAAGTTGTCAGAAAGATCGTAGCTAGTGGTTTAATGTTTGATCAAGTCATTAGAGAATTTGATAGTTGGACACATATATCAATACCAAATAAAGCTGATGGCATCCCTAGAAAACAAGCTCTTATAATTGACAAAACAGGAACTAGACTTTTTGTCTAACATAACAAGGAAAACATGAGTACAAACTTCACAGAGAAGCAACGAGAAGTAGTTGCACGCAAGATGGGCTATGACGGCCCTATGCAAATGTTTGATGAATATTTAGCTTCATCTCCTTCAGACGCTACTCGCTTTGCTGGCATTACATCCAAGGTGGCAGCTAAGATGGCTAAGGGTGGATTGGTTAAGAAAATGGCTGCTGGTGGATTGGTCTTTGCACCACCAGCATATGCTTCTACTATGTTTGATCCACGACCAGCAGCAACAGCAGCACCAACAGCAGCACCAACAGCAGCACCAAACGCGCCGGTTGCTGGTCCACTATATAGCACGTTTGGTGGTGGCACTGGCTATCCACAACCAACAGCAACAGCAGCAACAGCAGCACCTACAGCAGCACCTACAGCAGCACCCGTATTAACAATCGAAAGCTTATATCAACAATATCTAAATCGTGATCCAGAAGCGACAGGTGCTGCTTATTGGAAAGATAGATTTGGTTCCACAATTGATGCGTCAGAAGCTGAAACATTTAAGAACGCTGCTTTGGCAGAGACTAACCCAACGTTAGCTGCGTCACAGGGTTTGTGGACAACAGCAACAGCAGCACCAACATCAGCGCCTACATCAGCGCCTACATCAGCGCCTACATCAGCGCCTACATCAGCGCCTACA